GGTGCAACACAGTGGACAATCTTATCGCCCTTCTTGATACGGTGTCTGACCCACTCTGAACCTGCACGGGTCTTACCCCAGCCACGACCAGCAAGTGCAACCCAAACATTCCATACACCCTCTGGCTCTAACTGTTCAGGTCTAGCCCAAAATTCCCAGTTGTGTTGTAACTCTTCAGTCTTCTTAGGGCCTAGTTCTTGTAATAGTGCAGCTACATCAGAATCTGGTAAGTCTCTAAGCGTCTGTGCTGTTATCATTAGTGCGGGTCTTACCTAATAAGGTCATCAAGGAATCAATAGCTGACTCATCTACATCGGGGTCTTCTAACTGCTCTACCTCATTAACTGTAGATGTAGGTGACCAACCACCCTTACTACGAAGAAAGAGTTCCTGAGACTTGAAGTCACCATCTAATGCTTGCTGTACAACTACAGAACCTACAGCACCTACAATAGAAGCCTTCTCATCAGATATGTCCTCACCATATAGTTTGTAGAAAGTAGCTGTACTTGAGGGGGCATTCTGATACTTCTGGATAGACGACAAAATATCTTTAACAGATACTCCACTACGAATACCTTCTCTAACCTTCTTGGCTATCACTTCACTATAGGGGATCTTATCGTGGACGCTCATGTGGTACTACCTATACTTAAGTATAAACTTAAGTTTCTTAATCTATCTAGTATTATAATATGATAAGTTGAGATCTTAAGTATATACTTAAGTATAGCTCCTACTATACTATAGGGATACTTTTATCCTTTTGTAACAACTAAAGTTAAACTATTTTATAAGTCGTTGATTACCAATGATTCTTTTTCTTTGTAGTTGACTTAAGTGGGTAGCGCATGTCGTATACTGTTGCATAAATACCACAGTAGATACAGGGTCGAAGTAAAATTCTTATGTTATAGATGTGGGTGGAAACAAGCCCCAACCGAATCACTTGCGTATTTTACAGAGGGTCCCAACGAATGTCAACCCCCTCCGTATAAAATGTGATCGAATGTTACAAGACTGAAACAAATCGTGATCTAGGCTTGACAAAAAGATATTTCTTGCGCTTGGCGAGCGAATCGGCAGCACCCATAGACTCTCTTTAAATGTTTACACTGTCAACATAACCCTAGAACTTGACTAGCTGGTCAAGATATAAACCATTGCTACAAAACAAAAAAGACTCCAGCCTAAGCCAGAGTCCAGTTGGGGAGTCGTTCTGTTGAAAGAGTATTAGGTAACCTTAGCGATTAGCCCATTGCGCATTGTTATGCGGCCAAACCACTCCCGCCCGTTGTGGGTTATATGTGGGCGGTTGGCTACTGTCAGAGTCCCGTTAGGCGTATACTCTGCGCCGAATATGCTTGTTTCGATATACTTAAGCGGCTCGCCTATGCTTTCCTTACATGCTTTCTTACTTGGATAGTTTGCAATCAATGTCATTAGATTAAACCTTTTCTTGTGTTGTTATGCGAATTGTGAAGCCGGAGTCGTCTTTACGTGCCAAGCCTTTAGCCTTGAGTCCTACTATAACGTTTTGTTGATCCATAGGGCGCCAATCGGATTCATCACCATTGATAACAGTATAGCCAGCATAAGACTCTGGTAGCTTATCAAATACGGCCGCAACATTGCCACCAGCCTTTAAGACTTCCAAGCATTGTTCCCAATTGGATTCCGACTTGCTAAAGGTTAAATGATAGTTGCTTGGCATGTTACCCGCACAAAACCTAAGCATAGCTTTAAAGCGTTTTGTGTAGTCCATAAAATCGACTTGCGGGAATGTTTCAAAGATAGTCCTTCCATCGTCAAGATATACGGATTCAAAAGGCGTGTCGGAAGTCGTATTAAGTCGGATTCCGCATATCATATTAAGGCTAATAGCCTTGCGTAAATGGGACTCAATCTCGAAACATATAAGCGCTAGATAAGCCTTGCGAACGTTATAAAAGGCTTGAGTCCTAGCTATGCGAGCCTTCACCTTGTTAGGCAAGTAAGCGGGATTGCCAGCCGTATGTAAACAAGCCTCAGCGCATCCTAGACTAGCCTCAGAACAAGTATTGATTAAAACCTTGCGCAAGCCTTTATTAGATTGCTTGAAGTAATAGCCGGCTGTTTTTGCTGGTGCAAAGTTATGACCACGACTTAGGACTCCAAGCTTGCTATTCTTTGCAATCTTAGGATTAGACTCAACAGCGCCAAGAGCAGAAGTGAATTTAAAACCAGCCTTGCGTATTACTCGCAAACATTCCGCTTTGGATTTAAAACCGTTATATAGGCGTGGTTTAATGTCATTTAATAGGTTTATTGTGTTTGTGCGTTTTGTCATTGTGTTTATCCTTTGCAAACTAGATTGATATAAAAGCCGCCTGAGTTTTGAGTCATGATACCGACTCCGCAATCATCATGAAACGGCTCTAATAATGTGAGATATGGCAAACAATACATTGCCGCAAGTAATAGCGTCATAGCTAAGAACCAGCCTAAAACGTCTCTAATTCTCAATTGATAATCCATTTTATGACTCCGCATGCTTAACTAAGAAATTAGTATATTGGTTGTCTGTGTAGTCGGATATTATTTCATCTGGTAAACTGTCATAATCGAAGACAAACAAGACTGAACCCATAGGATGACCGTCTGTTATTCTTACAAAACGTAAAACCGTTTCATCCGCACACATAACAGCGTCAATAATATCTTTCTCACGAAAAGACACTTGCCCATTTTCGTCTATGTTTTGAACTTCATCATCATAAGACAAATAAACATAAAGGCCAGTTGTCCAGTCTTGCTTGGCCTTGCGGATCATTTTGCGAATAACTGATTTTGCTTGTTTCTCATGTAACATTTTAAGACTCCCGAATCGGTAAAGGTTAAAGACTGAAATCAGTATAGCAGACGGGACAAGCAGCGCAATAGGCCCTCAGAGGCTCAAAAACGCTCGCTGAGTGGGGGTAACGGTTTAGGGTAGGGTAACTAACAAAAAACGCTTTATCCCAAAAATCGGCCCATTGTATAGCCTAAATATCCCAAAGAATAAAAACCTATCCGAAAGTATAGGATTGAACAAAAAAGTATATTGTAGATTTTATGGGTTGACTCAGATAGCGAATCACTTTATTATAGTAGGTGAGGCTCGGTTATTATCCCGACAACCGTTTGTTAGCGGAATCCGACTCATTAGTTTAATGGTTAAACTATTGCATAAAACGCATGGCTGGCATGCAAAAATAACACTGGTAATTAACGTGAATCGATATGTCACAAAACGAATCATGACAGCTCAAAATACCATATCAAAAGACTCAGGTTTACGTGATTCGCTTGCGTTATACACTAGAGTCCGATTCGTAAAGCAGAATCTTGTGTCAAGTGAATCTTTGTTGCGAATCATAGTATTTAAGCCACACTATCCGAAATTCCTTGTCAACTATCCTTTTGTGCCATTGACGGCATTTTTGGATCTATCCGAATCGGTAGTTTGGAACGAATCAGGAACGAATCATGAATCGAGAACGAATCAGGAACACCCCCACCAGTGGAAAATGACCGTGACCCCTCCAGTGGAAATTAAGAGTCACCCCCTCCAGTGGAAATTAAGGGCTTGACCCCACCAGTGGAAATTAGTAGAGTGATTCTAAATTGTAACAAAGGAGACTACCAATGGAAAATCGTAAGACTGAAATCTTAGTAGACGCTGACATTGAGATGATGTTTAAATCTGGTGAAGTGCATTCATTTAGACTGTCAAACATTCCTTGCACATGGGTATGGGATGAGATGTCTAGGGGTGCAGCGGAATACTGGTGTGCATTTGATCATGTGTCGAACCACTATAAGTTTGACTGGATGACAATTAAATCATGGACTGGATCGCCAGTAAAAGGAGAAGCATAATGAAAGTATGGATTGAATTACAAGACCCCACCGATGAAAATACTGCACAAGACATCTGTGATAAAGCTAATGCTATGATGAATAAATTAGGTGTAGTTCATAAAGTATTTGCACCTAACACATTTAACCGTCATAGTGATTATATAGCATGGGATAGCCCAGAGGGTGGGTTTACATGGTTAGAAGATAACGGTAAATGGTTTAACCTAGAATACTTAGGAAAGGTGTAATAATGTTGTTTAGAATGAATAGAGAATACTTTTGTGAGTGTTGTGAGTTCTACAAGACCTTCGAGGAAATGCATGGTGACAATGATACGATCTGTGCTGTATGCCAAGAAGGTCAGGAAGAGTGGGAATACCTTAACGCTAGTGAAGAGGAAGAGTAAGATGCAACTGAGAGAATTAACTAAAGCACTAGCTAAAGGATTAGATGTACGGTGGTCTAATAATGGCTACAAGGTACATTGGGATGGTGATGTCATTATGGTAACCTATGAGGCCAATGGCTTTACCGGCGCTCTTGATGTAGATGAGATTAAAGATTGTTATATTAGAATAGGAGCTAAGTAATATGTTTTGTGTAATCAATACTGAATTAAACGATGTCATAGCTTTGTTTCTTATGGAGTCAGACGCAATAGACTTTATCTATGAGTGTCGCAACCCATTCGGAAGAGAAGATTATAAGGTAGAGTACAGGAAAGAATACGACAGTATCCCACTATCCTTAGAGGAGAGACACAATGGATGATAGGGTATGTATGCACTATATTGTAGATCGACTAGAGGACATAACAAAAGCTGAGAGTATAGAATTAAGTTATGAAATGATACTTTCATTTAAGGATGAGCTAGTGTATAACTTAGGTGTAAACCAACGA